AACATATATGCCTCCAGTTGACATTGTCAACGAAAGTGCAATCACATTTCATTACAAAGACTACCTATTTTGGTTAGGTCTAGCGAAATGTTTTTGGTTGCATTTGCTGCACGTAGTGTGGCCGCAATTTGATATATTTTTACATAGAGTTTTTTATACTCTAAAAGTATTTATAAATATATTTATACTTGTATCAATGAAATATTTTGTTATTTGCCTTACAACTTGTTTGTATTTAGGAAATAATGGAATTATGAGACAATTAGCAATTACTTATGGATCAGAGATGAGAATTGAGCATTACGATGCTTTAATTAAAAGTCACCTTTGGTCTCTTTTAGACATTTGGGGATATTCCTCAAACCAATTAGTTGTTTCTAAATCAACAAAATTGTTTAAGTATAAGAAATGTATAAAATTTGCAATCACTTTCATGTCAATTTTGACTACTGCCTTCATGTTTAAATACGCTTTGGATGTTAAAAAACAAAACGCTAATTTAAAACAAAGTATGGAGGAAAGGCCAAAAGAGCAAGAAGGACAAGTATTGCAAACACATAAAGAACACACCCCTAGTAGTATACAAGAAGATGTACAAAAACTAGAGGAAAGTACTGCTTGTGAAATGCCAGAACCACGTACAAAACCAATGAATGGTATTGATTGGGATAAACCCCGACCAGTGCCGTTTACAATGGTTAATCAATGTACTGACAATAGCTTAGTGAATGTTAACAAAGCAATTTGTAAAAATGTTCGCATGTGTTACATTACTAATGGTAAATCCACTCAGAAAACTCATATTTTGGGTTTATTTGAAGATTTTGCTGTTATTAATAGACATACTTTAAAAGTAATAGGTAGTAAATGTGAATTAACAACTTGTGTTAGTCCGGGTGTGGGCCAACATAATATACGCATTTCTGAATCAGAATTTTCAACCATCAAGAATGATGATGATAAAACTGATTTAGTTTTGATAAGATTGCGTGGATTAAAGTTCCACAATATTCGTAAATATTTATGTCCAGATCAAAAAGCTTATAATTCCTTAGGATATGGAGTTAACGCTAAAATTGGTGGACATACAACAACGGCTATTAAATATGGCCAAATTACATCAACTGCAGGAGATTTAGAAGTCTCTAATTGTATTTCATACAGTTGGGACAAACATGAACAAGGTTCATGTGGAACTCCTTTAGTTGCTACAGTAAATAGACAATCTATTTTGCTGGGAATTCATTGTGCTGGAGACGCAGGATCAAACCTGAGTTTTGCACAATACATTAATTTAAATGCTGTTGAAGATGCTTTAGAGTGTCTTCCAACAACAAGTTTGAGAGTAAATTCTGAAGGAATTCTGAGAATGCCGGAAACGACACCAGAATTAAACAGTTGCCCTCAAGACAGATCACCGTTGAACTTTGAAAAAGTACCGGGACTTGAAGTATTTGGAGGAATCAAAGATTATCCAATAGTCAAGCCAGGCAAATCAACTTTAAGATCTAGTAAGTTCGTTCCTCATGCTGAGGAATTAACTGGAGTTTCGTGCTTCAGAGAAGACGGAAAACCAGTCTTTGCAGCGCCACCCTTTTCATCTGTTAAAAGAATTGAAAATGGAGAACAAAAATATTATGCACCTTTTAATAATTTTGTGAAAAAGGCAGGAGTTGTAAAGAAATCTTTGAACCCGGAAATTATGGGAAAGACAATTAACTATATAACCGGACATTTGATTAAAGAACTAAGTAAAAAAGGTATCAAAAGATTGTCACCAGTACCTTTGGCTGTCGCGCAAAACGGACACCCGAAGGATTTTTATATGCGAGCTATGAAGCCGTCAACATCAGGAGGATGGTCCTTTTTAGGGCCTAAACGTAAATGGTCTGACCAAATTGAATTAGATTTCAAGAAGGACAGCTATTTACCTCACGATTGTGTGACAGAACAGGTTTTAGAACAAGTTCATGCATATAGAAATGGAAGAGACGCTTGCCCAATTTTGGGAGCTCAATTAAAAGATGAGCCGCGTTCTTTCGAAAAATGTCGAATAGCTAAGACGAGAGTCTTTTGCATGTCGCCATATGATGCTACGATTTTGAATCGTATGTATTTAATGCCATTTTATACTTTAATGAATCAGTATTCGAGTATTTTCGGAGCTGAAATAGGTATAAATATGCATAGTGTAGATGTTGACGAATTAGTCACAACTATGAAGTCATTCTCTGATTCCTATATGGAAGGAGATTATGGCGGTTTTGACACATCAATGCCTTATGATATTGGCTTAATTGCTAATACAATAGTGCACAATGTGTTAAAACATTTCGGCTATAACGACGATGCTTTGGAAGTAGTTAGAGGAATTTTATCCGATAACTTATATCCAACCGTTGCTATGACCGGAGATATTTTTGCAGCACCAGCATTTCAGCCTAGTGGTAAATATGCCACAGCTGAAGATAATTCATTAAGAGGATTATCTATGTTAGTGTATGCTTTCATTTCCATGCGAGGAAGCAATGAGGATTTTTTCTCAAATGTTAAACCTTGTATTTATGGAGATGATGTGATCGCTGCTGTTAAAACACCAGTTAGATCATTTTTTAATAACTGTACATATCAATCTTTTTGTAGAGATATTTACGGTTTAGATTATACCAATGCAGCTAAGACTTTAGATATGGTTCCATTTTTGGAATTTAAAGAAATTTCTTTTTTAAAAAGGAGTTTTATATTTAGAGAGGACTTAGGACATTGGGTAGCCCCTTTAGATAAGGAAAGTATTATGAAAGCTATATGCTATTACTTACCATCTAGAGAGGTGAATGTTGAAGATCAAATGATTGATTCATGTGCTTCAGCATTAAGAGAATTGTTCTTTCATCATACACAAGAAGAATATTTTGAACTTAGATTAAAGTTTGCAAAAAGAGCTTCTGAGTTATATGAGAGAGATCAATACTTAATTTTAGCATCGTTTCCAGATTTTGAAACGATACGTAACCAACTATACGAACCAATTCCCGAGATGCCCGGAATAAAAGATGTCATTGAACATATAGGGGTGAAAGACGAGTAAAACCATTTCGGAAGAGTGCCAATCTGAGCAATATATATAAATATGGATACTACAAAACAAACACAAACCGACGCTGCTGTCACCAGTAGCGAAATCATTAATTCTATGGATTTACAGGAATTACAAATGATGCCAGAATATAAACATGGTGCGCTTGCTACTCAATGGAAACAAAGAGTAACAGCACTTTTGCATGCTGACAGAGTTAGTAAAACTGTAAGACTACAGAAAGTCTACGATAACAGAAATAAATTTAACGAGACCAAGCAATATAGGAAAGCTAAACCTTATCATAGGGCTAAAGCTAGACAAATTGTCAAGGAATCAGAAAAAGTTTCTGCTAAAGAAGGCAACATGGGAGATTTTCATACCGGAGATCCTGTACTTAACACAACAAATGAAAATGTACAAGATCATATGGGTGAAAAGGCCGACCAATCCATGTTAGGTAAAACCTTACATGATATTAGAGACGGAGGAAATACCCAATTTTCATTGGATCATTATTTTCGTCGCCCAATTTCAATCTATTCTGGAGATATCGAAGGAGATTTCTTCGAAAGATTAGATGTTTGGGATTTATGGTCTAGGGACCCATCTGTTAGAGCTAAACTTTCAAATTATGCTTATTTTAAAGGCAATTTACATTTGAGAATAGCTATCAGTGGTACCCCTTACCATTACGGAAGGTTGTTATTCAGTTATCAACCTTACATTAATTATAACCAACCATACAGATCTTTGAAACTGTTACTAGATGATAGTTTTACAGGACAAGATCAGTCTGTTAGGGGGATGATGAATTGTTATTTATCACAAGCCCCAGGGACAAAAACAATAGATCCGAAGGATAACATGCCTTTGGAAATGTGTTGCCCGTTTATATCTTATAAAACTAAGTATAGACTAACAGCTAATGATGGTTTGGTCATTACAAATAGCACACCTTTTCCAGATTTGGAAGAGGCAGGTGCTTTAATTATTTCAACTCTAAACCCAATTAGATTTGCTAATACTACTACTGCTGCTGAAAATCCAGTCTCAATCAATGTATTCGCTTGGTGCGAAGAAATTGAATTGGGTTGTATTACAGCTACCAATATTGATATTACAGCTGAGTCTGCAGTCGTTAATAGAATTAATAACTATAGCGATGCATATGATTCAGGAGGCATGTCCAAAATGGGACGTCAAGTAATGTCAGATGTTAGAAGCGGAGAAGCTGTTTCCACAGGTGGACAAGGCTTAGGCACATACATGTCAGAAATGGCAAGTGATGTGGCAGCTAATGTTACCAAAACGGAATACAACGATCCAGGCCCTGTTACGAAAGTAGCAACGGCAATTTCTAATGTAGGAGGAATGCTTTCGGATGTACCTATTATAGGTGATTTTGCGAAAGCTACCTCAGCAGTATTTAAAGGTTTAGGTGCTGTGTCTAATTTCTTTGGATTTTCAAAACCAGTGATATTAGAACCAGCAATGTTCGTAAAGAATATGCCCTTTCAAAATGGAGCTGTTGGAAATGTTAAAGAGACTGCGTATATGTTAGCAGTAGACCCTAAAATAGAGTTATCAGTTGATCCTTCATTAGGAGGAATGAACGTAGATGAACTAGTTATAGGGAATATTGCATCACGCAAGTCTTACATAGGAACATTTGATTGGTCAGATGCTGATGTAGCAATGACTGATGTTCTATGGAACACAA